AAGACCCGAGGGGGATTGTGAAGGTATGAGCGAAGAGCAGATGGAAGAACAAACCATGTCCACTGAGGACAAGTTTTTCGGTGTCAAGACAACCATTGGTGGCGAAAAGGCCGATGTTGATGTCGAAGTCGTAGATGACCGGCCCCCAGAGGATCGTCGCCCTCCGGCCAAGGAAGCCAAGGAGGAGACAGTTGAGTCAGAAGACGAAGAGTTGGAGGGTTACGGAGAAAAAGTCAAAAAACGCATTGCTAAAATGCGCTATCAACAGCATGAAGAGCGTAGGCAACGTGAAGCCGCTGAAAAGATGCGCGAAGAAGCTGTCAGAGTGGCTCAAAAGTATGCGGATGAGAACAAGAAGTATCATGCGATCATCCAAGAGGGCGAGCAGTATCTGGTTCATCAGATTCGAGAGCGAGCTAATTTGGCTCTGGAGCAAGCTAAAGGTCAGTATCGCCAAGCATACGAAGAAGGAAATACGGATAAGGTTGTCGAAGCCCAAGAAGCTATGATGAGGGCGCAATCTGAGTTTCAGTCTGCTGACTATCAGATGAACCAGATGAATGCGGAGCGGCAAAGGCAGGTTCAACAGCCACAGCGTTTTCCAGAGCCGCAACCGCCAGTACAACAACCACAGCCACAGGTTCAAGCGCCACCACAGCCAACCGAAAAAGCGGCTAAGTGGGCGCAGGATAATCAGTGGTTCGGTCAGGAAAAAGACATGACTGCTCTGGCGTATGGTATCCATGAGCGGCTTGTCAGGGATGAGGGATATGATCCCAATTCCGACGAATACTTTGAGACTATAGATCGCACAATGCGCTCTAAGTTTCCAGAATACTTTGGTGGTGATGACTCGCAAGAGGTATCTGCCACTAGAAGTCCCCCCGTGGTCACAGCGCCTTCCTCACGGAATAACGGTGCGAAGCCACGCAAGGTGAAGCTGACTCGCACTCAGCTAAGCCTAGCCAAGAGGCTAGGGTTAACACCCGAACAATATGCCAACCAGCTTGTTAAGGAGGCTCAGTAATGGCAGAAGAGCGCATAAACAGGGACGCAGAGTCCAGAGAAGTTGAAACAAGAACCAGCGATTCGTGGCTTCCGGCCTCCGTATTGCCGAACCCCGCTCCGCAAGACGGATGGGTGTTCAGGTGGGTACGCACCAGCACATTGGGCCACGCGGATAACACGAATGTCTCCCAGAAGTTTCGGGAGGGTTGGGTTCCTGTTAAAGCAGAAGATCATCCAGAGCTAGAAGTAATGTCTGATATCGACTCCCGTTTTGCGGGAAACATCGAAATTGGAGGACTTCTCCTATGCAAACAGCCAGAGGCTAATGCAGAGGCGAGGGAAGCCCATTATCAGCAGGTTGCCGATAGCCAGATGGAGTCTGTAGACAACAATTTCTTAAAGCAAAACGATCCCCGAATGCCCGTTCTGAATCCTGAGCGGTCTACTCGGACTACCTTTGGTCGAGGCTGACTCCGGTTTACCGGAGAGCTTTGGCCTTTAATCTAAGTTTGGAGACTTAAAATGGCTACAGCGGCTACTCCGATGGGTGCAGAACCCGTAGGCACTCTTAGTGCTTCTGGTTCTTTCACCGGAAAAGTGCGCCATATCAAGATTGCTAGTGGTTATGCCACGGACATCTTTTATGGCGATTTCGTCAAGCTGGTTGCGGCTGGTACTCTGGAAAAGGCGGCGGTTACTACGTCTGTCGTGGCAGGAACTGTCGGCATCTTTGTCGGCGTTTCCTACACTGATCCCGGTACTGGTCAGTTAACCTTTAACCAATACTTCCCTGCCTCAACAGCGGCAAGTGACATCATGGCTTATGTCGTGGATGACCCCAAGCTGTTGTTCCAGATGCAGGGAGACGAGGCAATTGCTCAGACAGGTCTGGGTAACAACGTCTCGGCTGTCAGCACTGCTGGCTCAACCGCTATCGGTAGGAGCAAGAATGCTCTTGACGGTGGCTCTATCGCAACCACCAACACGCTTCCGCTTCGTATTGTGGACTTCGTGGATGGGCCTAAGAGTACGGTAGGTGATGCTTTCACCGACTGTATTGTGACGTACCTTCCACTTAGCCATGCCTACGAAACCAAGCTCGGCGTTTAAGGAGACTTAGGAAATGGCTATTTCACGCGCACAAATGTTGAAAGAACTGCTCCCCGGTCTGAACGCCTTGTTCGGCTTGGAATACGAGCGGTATGACGACGAACACACGATGATTTACGAAACTGAATCATCTGAGCGTTCGTTTGAGGAAGAGGTAAAGCTGTCCGGCTTCGGTGCCGCACCAGTTAAAGCTGAAGGCGCGGCCATCAGCTATGACTCGGCGCAAGAGTCGTTCACTGCTAGGTATAATCATGAAACGATTGCTCTCGGCTTCTCCATCACAGAAGAAGCAATGGAGGACAATCTATATGACTCATTGTCTGCAAGATATACAAAAGCTCTTGCAAGGGCAATGGCGCATACCAAGCAAGTGAAGTCAGCGAATCCGTTGAATAACGGTTTCAACACCTTCCAATCTGGTGACGGCGTAACGCTGTTCAGCACATCTCACCCTCTGGTAAACGGTGGAACTAACTCCAACCGTCCCACCACTGCGGCTGATTTGAACGAAACCTCACTGGAAGATGCTGTGATTAATATCGCCGCATTTACCGATGAGCGTGGACTGTTGATCGCGGCACGGCCTCGTCGTTTGATTGTTCCCCCCGCACTTCAGTTTGTAGCAACTCGTTTGCTTGAGACTGAAGGTCGAGTCGGAACTTCTGACAACGACATCAACGCCCTTCGCAACAACGGGTCAATCCCAGAAGGCTACTCTGTCAATCACTTCCTGACTGACGTTAATGCCTTCTTCTTGATTACCGATGTACCGAACGGCATGAAGCACTTCGACAGAACAGCGTTGGAGACATCAATGGATGGCGACTTTGATACGGGCAATGTCCGTTACAAAGCCCGCGAAAGATACAGTTTTGGCGTATCTGATCCACTCGGAATTTACGGCTCGCCCGGAACTTCCTAACAGCATGGGGGCTTCGGCCCCCTTTTTCCCTGACTAATTGTTCCATGTGGAACATTAGACTCTAGCCACGACAGGAGAATCACATGGCTACTTCTACTTTTAACGGTCCCGTTCGTTCTGAAAACGGGTTCCAAGACATCACCAAAAATTCCACGACAGGCGCTGTTACTAGCACTATGACGTTGCAGACCTATGAGGCCACGATCACCGTAGCCAATGGGGCAACGACAGGTAAAGAGACTGCGGTTGGAATTCCCGTCAACTTTATCCCTATGGGCGTTACCGTAGCGGTCACCACAGCTTCCACAAACGCTGTAAGCCTCAACGACATTGGTACTGACGCAGACACCGATGGTTATGTCGATGGCATCTCTGCCGCGTTGAACACAACCGGATTCAAAGGATTCTTTGGTTGCAACGGCGTGTTGGGCATGTCTGGTTTTACCACTGGCGCAAGCGGTCTGGTTGGCGATGAAGTCGAGCTTGTAGTTTCTGGCGACCCCGGAAGCGACACAGTGATTGTGCTCAAGTTCTTCGGCATCTCTAGTACTTCTGACGCATCATAACGGGAGGTCACCATGGCCAATTCAGACGTAAGATCAAAACGTCTGACCGGAACAGGCTCTGCTGGTGTAGGGCCTGCTCGTATTCGTCAGATTCAGGTTTTTTCCACTTCTGGTACTCCAAGACTAACCATCACCAATGCTAGTGGAGGTAGCACAGTACTGGATTTGGATTTTTCTGCGAGCGAAACGCACTCGGTCAACATTCCCGATGAGGGGATTAAAGTGTCTGACATTTTTGTCAGTGTCTTAACTAACATTACGGCAATCACGGTATTTTTTAGCTGATGGCGACCACCGAAGATGTAAAAAGGCTCCCCTCCGGTCGTTTAAGCTACCGAGGGGAAACTTTTTCGGGCTATAACAAGCCCAAGAAAACACCCGGAAAGTCTAAAAAAAGTGCGGTTTTAGCTAAAAAAGGCAAGGAAATAAAACTTGTTCGTTTTGGCGC